TTTTAGATAAAAAACACCCTGTTTAAAGGGTGTTTTTAAAGTGATTTTGTTGAATTATTTGCTTAACAACTTTTCAAGGTTTTTATTCAACCTGCTTAACTGGTTCATAATAACCCAATTCTGCTCTACTAAGGCGCTTAGATAAGTTACCTTGGCCTGTTCTTCGGCTTTGGCGAAGCTGAGTGCTAGCCCAGCTTTAAAAATATTGTTCGCTAATAAATCCTGTGCCACACGCTGTACTACGGCTAAATCTTGCGGGTTTAAGTCCTCCAGTCCGTATCTTGCTTTAAACTTCTCTAACTCCTTCTGCTGCTTTTCCTCCGCGTTTTCTCTTTTCCTGAATAATGCCATAAATATCCTCCTTTATGGTAATCTTTGTATTATAAGTATAGGCCATAAAGAAGGAATATAAAAGACCAATTCTAAAGCACCTGGTCAATGAAGCCCATCTTGGGCTTTTTCTTCTTTTTGCCGATCATCATTTCCATATGCACGTCAAGCAGCGCGTACAGCTTGCGTGGGGAACAGCGCCAAAACTCTTTTTCCGACATCCCCAGGACAACTGTCCCCAAATAATAAAGAAAATCCCAGTCCCAGCCCGGAGAACCATCTACGGGGTATCCAGGGCCGGGGTCTGGGAGTTTTTTGGGTCTGGCAGGTAATAGGCTATTGCCTTCTGGATTGTCTGTGCTACTTCTCCCAGGTTGCTCGGGTCAATCATTTTCCCCACGGCTTCTTCGGTCAAGGTCGCATCTTCATGCACCAAACCGACCCAGACTACTGCCCGGAGTGCCTTCAGCGAACCTTTTTCAGCATTACCAAGGATAGCGAACACGTCACCGTGTGCCTCTTCCAGCACGCAAAAGGCGTTCAAATCCAGCCGCAGGTGACGTTCCTTGTCCAACATGATGGGAAATTCTTTGTCGCGGACGTTGTTTTTACTCATAAATTACCTCCATAACACTGGCTGGGGAATTAATCCCCATTGTTCCCAGTTATATATCGTTTTTCGGGATACAGAAACACCCAGTTCTTTTAATGCTTGTACCACCTCATCAGGTGTCATATAAATAGACCTCCAATCAAAACTAAAGAGAGGGCTACAAGCACCCTCTCTCTACATTTCATCAAACCTCAGGCGGTTCATACACCGAATCGAACCATTCGCTGACGTCAATCTCAGGTTCATCCGGATCCAGATCGTCTTCATCGACAACTGCCTGCCAGGCACCGTCGTATATCCGCTTCACGAATGTGCCTGTAATCGTCGGGATCTGAAACTCAGGGGTGTCCTCTTTTGTCCTGTACTCCTGTTCGGGCAGATTAAACTTGCCCTTGTAAAGCCAGACATAGCGGTATTTGCCGTTACTCTTGACGCTCCTGAACCCTATCGCCACGTAAGGGGCAACATCATCGGCGCTCCGGTACATTACGCCGCTCGTAACAGTATGCCCCAGCAAATCGGCCTGGACGTCCAAGGACAAGTCCTTGACATTCAGCTCAACAGTAATCTCATCCAGGGAACTCGCCACCTCGTCAGGGCCGTCATCGGCGTAGAGCGTTGCCGTATTTACGGCAGGGCTTATCCTGGCGCTGATTGCTCCGGCAATTTTTTTAGGCTTGTCGGTGCCGCCTGTCCCGTAATCATACTCGACGCCCGTTTTTTCATCGTCGGTTTTCAGTTTTATATAGTGTAAGTCCCTTAGACCTACTTGTACTCCTGCCACGTTACTCGCCTCCTTAATCCATAATCCTGTTAAACAACTGCTTTAAACCATGTGCTGGCCTGAGTGAAACCGGTTGCGTCCTCGTCGCCAATGGACTGCCACTTGTTGTCTTTAATCCGCTTGACAAATGTCCCAACAAGGGTGGGAACCTGGAATTCCGGCGTGTCTTCTTTGGTTCTGTACTCTTGTTCCTGTAGCTGAAATTTGCCTTTGTAAAGCCAGATATAGCGGTATTTTCCATTAGATTTCAGACTTTTGAAGCCAATCGCCACGTATGGGGCGGTATCATTGGCCTTCTTCACCATGACTTTGTCAGCGCCAATCGTATGCCCCAAAAGCGCGGCCTGGACGCTGAGGGGAATATCTTTTGCCTGTAACTCGACGGTGATTTCACCAAGTGAACTGGTCACTTCGTCCGGGCCGTCATCGGCGTAGAGCGTTGCCGTATTTACGGCAGGGCTTATCCTGGCGCTAATTGCCCCGGCAATTTTTACCGGGGAACCATATGTGACTGCTGCGCTGGTATCTGCCGTCAGCAGCGCGTAGTGCAGGTCTTTTAAGCCAACCTGTACTGCCATCAACCATCAACCTCCTTTGTAATTCCGTATCTTAAAGCGCGGTGAAAAACTTGCGTATCGTCCTCATAAAAATCGGCCCCTCCTGCTCTGGAGAAGCCGATTGATTTCATTACCCTATCCACTTCGACCGCAACGGGGTCGGGGTTTTCTTTTGACCAGATGTCCATCTGGTAGACCATCCGAGAGGAATATGCCGCATCGTCGGCATAGTTGGCGTCAAAGTTTGTGATTTCAAAAAAGGTTATCCTGGGGTATTCGTTGGCTTTAGGTGCTTTGACAGCGTAGACGCGAGAACCGCCAAGTTTTTCTGTAAGAGTTGTATCGCTTGTCAGCGCAGTTTTGATAGCGCTTTTCATGGTGATCATCGTTTCTTTGCCAACTCCTCCCGCAGCACATTACCCATCGCGTCAAATATCTCTTTTTGCTTTTCCTCTAAAGCAGGCCCTATGAACGGACGGGCAGCCATCTTAGAAGTCCCAAATTCGAGGAACACCCCATAAAACGCCGACCTGTTTGGCCCTACTTCGATGTATTTAACGCCTTCCTTCGACCTTTTCACGTTGCTTTTCTCAATGCTTTTTGATAGTCGACCCGTCCGGCGCGGTGCTCTTTTGCTGATTGCCGCCCGCAGGATTTCTGCGCCTTCACGCAGGGCCTTGTTCTCGGCACGGGCGGCTATCCTCTCGCTTAATGCGTTCAGCTCTTTTAGCAGGTCATCCAGGCCAGTCAATTCGACCTTAGCCACTTGACACCGCCTCCACCATGATTTGCAGCCACCTGCGCCGTCCCTCCAGGTCAATAACGGCTTTGATTTCGTAATCCTCGCCGTCCCAGCGCAGCCGCATATCCGGGGTTATATCCTTTCGATAGCGCATTGTAAAGCGTACCTGGTGCTGGGCCTGCACTGCCGCCGCCTGGAAGTATTCCCGCCCGGCAATCGGCTCGACTTGAGCCCAGGCAGAAAAAAACGGCTCCCATGTTTCTGTTGGGTAACCGTCAGGGTCGGTGGTGGTTTGCTTTTGCAGGACGGAAATGCGGTGGCGGAGGTCGCCGGGATTCATAGGCCTCACCTCCACCTATATTTCCTGGACCTGGACAATAGTTACATCCTTGTCGACAGGTGTTTCGGCAGCTGTTAGTGTAATTTTTCCGCCCAAAAACCGGGGGAAATAATCAAACGGGCCGAAGATGCGCCTTTGCTCCCCTGCGACGGTCAGCTTAAGCTCTTGCCCTTCAGCATCGTACTGCGAAAAGTATATCTCGGTTGTGCCTCCGGAAAACTGGACAGGATCAACGGCATCAGTAAAAGGCGTGGAGCCACCGCCGGACGCCTCGGCAGTAAAACCAGGGATACCGGTTTCCTCTTCGCCTTCCTCTCCGTTTATGGCGGCAGCAACAAGCGCGGCGGTATTTTTTACATCGTCGGGGATAAATGTATCGTTGTCCGCTTTCATCGCCAAAGTAACCACAATAACCATCCCTTCCAGGGCAACTTCAAGGTCTGTTGCGGCATCTACCTCGGGGACGACCACCTTGATGCTGTATTTTTCGCCATCAGGGCCTGGCTCGTCGCACGTAACGGTGACAACGCCATCGCCCTCACTGATCTGCGCAGATGCGTTGGTGTCGTCTATTCTGACTTTTTGTTCAAGGGTGACGGTCAACGATTCCTCTGCCTGATCTGCGTTGTCAATCGCTATCAGGACAGGTCCGCGTGCTGGCGGCACATCTACGGTTGCAGAATCTATTTTTCCATCCCAGGTGATTTTCTGCAAAACAAGGGTTCTTTGGCTTAATTGTGCCCAACTTTTGGGCAATGTCATGTGTTCTCACCACCAGTCAGGGCTTTTTCGGCGTTCTCTTTGCCCTGTATGCGCGTCCCGTCCGGAAGTACATACCAGCCGCCGCCAACATGCCGGGGGTGTGCCTCGGGCTTTGCTTCGCCTTGCCTTACTTCGGCTGCTGCTTCGGGCGTTGTTTCCTCCGCTATCTGCCCGCCCAGCGCCCTTTTGCTCTGCAGATACTCTGCACGTTTTGTGTCCTCGGTTTCGTAAATATCGCCTATTCTGTAGCGAATTTTGGTGTATTTATCGCGAAAATTCTTGATTACCGGGTATTTCACGCAGATTCGTCACCTCCGCTGTAGTCTTTTAGCTGTAGGATTATCGCTGTCATGGCGCGGTCGAGCTTACTTTTCTCGTCGCCGTCGTAAATCATGCCCACATACAAAGAAACGGCAAGCTCGTACAATGACAGCTTGCCTTCAACATTCGGTTCACGCACTCCCGCATTCAGCAAGTATTGTTTTGCTGCGGAAACAAGGGAAGCGAGGAGCACATCGTCCCCGCTTCCGTCAATCCTTAAATGCAACTTCACTTTATCCAACAAAGTCATTCCGGGCATTATTCGTGCCTCCTGACCGCAAATTTCGCTTCTAAAGACTTCTACAGCTCCGCATCGACAACTTTGGCAATCCGGAAAGCAGAGGCAAGTTTCTTGCGCTGGTCAATCCATGCGGTCAGCACCCAGATGTATTCGCCTTTGTCCACGTCTTTGTCAGAGTCGTAGACGACCGACGGGTCGTAGTTCAGGTGCATGTAGCTGAAGTCGCCAACGATGGGGCGTCCGTAAACGCCGTCGGTGTCGTAGATGGCCGCAGCGTCGCTGAAAAATACGGGTTTGCCGATGATCTCTTCCGGCTGCTTGCCGTACAGCGATACAGACTGGTTGCTGAGTTCCTTCAGCATTGTCACATAGTCGCTGTAGCGCATGCATACCTGCGCATTTTCGCGGAAGTCCTCATGCAGATCGGCGATGGCGTTCGTGATGGCCTCGTACATATCAGCGCCTTCAACTTCTTTAATGACGGAGTTGCTACTTTCATCGAGTTCATAAAAACTCATGTGCTTTTCAGCGGCAACGACGGGCAGCGGAGAAGGTGAATCGTCTCCATGTGCAAACGAAACTTTCTTCTCCTTCGCTGCAAGACCGGAGCGCAGGGCATTCTCAACGTAGGTCACCAGGTCAAGGTCAGAGCCGTGCAGCACGGTGTCACTGATGCGCACTTTAACTTTAAATTTGAACCGGCCGAAAGAAACTTTATCGCCGGTCGCTTTGATTTCATTGGCGGCATCTACGTCGGTAATAAAGGAATCTTCGTCCAGTTCAAAAGCGATTTTCGGCAGCTCCAGGCCGGCGATAGATGTCATGGTGATTTTGCCGCGCAACGGGTTCCTGACGAAAGGCTCGGCGATTATCTCTTTGGACTGGGTAGTCGGCAGAAGGTTCTCGCCGCCGGTCTTGTTGTCCCCACCGGCAGGAATTGCAATCAGGGGAGCAGTGATGTCTTCACCCAAGATTTCCTGCGCCTCGGGGGACATGGGCCTGCCCAGCACTTTCGCACGGATGAATTCGGCTTTGGCGGCAACGATTTTATCCGCGCTGGTTTTTGCGTTCTGAACGGGGTTCTGCTGCCGTATCTTGTTGATTTTTTCCCTTTCTTGGGCCTCCAGCCTATCATGCGCCTCCTTCAGGGTGTCAAACCGTTCCTGCAAGTCAGCTTTTTTAGCCTTCAAGTTCTGGATCTCTTCAATAGGGATGGTAGGATCAGCAAGTTTAGCCACCAGGTCTTCTTCAATGTTTTTCAGTTGAGCGCCTACGGTAGACATCTTCATTTTCAGATCATACAGATTGGTTGCCATTGTAAATCCCCTCCAAAATATTTTTTGTTCTTTCAAGATTAACCTTTGACTCTTCAAGCATTGCTGCCCTTTCCTTCATTTCAGCCTCTTGGCCGTCTATAGGTGATAGCGACAACATTGTTTTGATGTTTTCGGGTATGTTTTTGTAGAATGCTGCGAATATTTCCGCGTTAATGCTCGCCGCCGCCTTCTTTTCGGCAAGCAGTTCATCGCACAGGCCATAGTCCAGGCACTCCTGCGCTGTAAGCCATGTTTCGGCATCAAGCAGCTCGATGAGCTTCTCTTCGGTCAGCTTCTCCCCAG